TCACGTAAAGATCCTTGGGAGGACTTCTATGATGAACCACAATATAATCTAACAGATGTAGAGGGTAAGACTGTTAAACAAACAGTCACTGTAAAGAACTACCCTTGGGAGTCTTGGTATGACACAAGAACTAAAGCAGACGGTAGTCGTTGGTTTGAAGATGGAGATAGTATAGAAATAGAAATAGACGTTGATGCTCCTGATGGAGTACCTGATGTAGTAGGTAGTGGTGGTAGTATGACACCCACTTGGTACAAACCTATACGAACTGATATGAAAGCAAACCAGTCCTTTAATGCTGGTCTCTCTGCTACACTATCAATTCCATTGAATAGAAAATTCCAGAAGCAATGTCACGAGGCAGCAAATGCTCAGATAGCAATGCAGACTCAGTTAACAGCAAATAAAAGATTAGACTTTGAGATTGCTCGTCTTAAAAATTGTGGTGAGCTCAAGAAGGCTGGTATCATGTTCCATCCTGCCAGTCCTTATCATTCCATTTGTGCTGACGTAATGGTAACTGCACCTGGTGGAAAAATTATGCCACACCAGCATGATATGCCTAATCTTAAATTTAACCCCCCTTCAACTTCCGAGCAGCCTTTACAGCAGCAACAGCTTCCCTCTGTTTCAATAGACGCTCCCTTCGAGATAACACCTTCTCCTTCTTCCCCCTCAACTTCTGAATCTTCCCAACAATCTTCTTTACCACAGGTTTTATCACCTTCAAAAGAAGGTCCGCTAGGGGTTTGGCAAGTAGGGCAGATGTCGCAGCCACAGCACCAATAGTTGCTGTAGTTGATACTGTTCCTATAGATGGTAAGTACTGATCCATTGTTGGAACAGGTTCCCATATGGTTTCACATACTCTACCATCAGGTGTTAACTTATATTCTTTAATTCTTTCTAGTCCATTAGTAGATAGATCACCAACCCTTCTTGCATTAAGTGGAGGACATTCTACAGGTTCATTGGTGTTACCCCCTGCTGGAGGCGGTTCTGGAGTGTCTAGATCAGGTGCTGGAGGTTCTTCTGTATTAACACCTTCATCAACTTCTTCTTCATTTGTATTTACTGTAGTCCAAGATAAATCACGATAATCATATTCAGGTGGCTCATAGTATGGCATACCATTATCACACAGAACTACATTCTGCTTAGGATCATCATTAACTAATTGTTTATTTTTATTATTAGGATTCTTTGCGTTTTCTTTATGTACCCTAACGCAACCAGGCATATCAACAATAGGAGTACCTGCTCTAATAGTAACAGGAACTACTGGAGGAATAGCTTGTGGAACATCCATAAGCCATGATCTATTATCTGCTATATTAAGATTATTAATATCCCTTACAAAGGGTCTCCTTATCCAAACGCCTCCAATACTAGTGGAGGATTGCCTGACCACGATGTTAGGAATATTAAATCCACCAAGAGTAATATTAGGTACGTCACGAATAGGATCCATAAGTAAGTATCCACTATCCTTTAGTTTCTTCTATAGCTTCTTTGATTACAGTTTTCAACTGTCTCAATTTTTTCTTACCAAGACCAGCACGTGTGTCTATCTTTACCTTCAACCAATACACAAAGGCAAGTACCAGTAGAAACTGGATACCTTCACTCCATGACATGTTCCATGCTTCATTAAGATCCAGTGAAGCTGCTGCTAATAAATTAATCATTTAGGTATCTGTTGTTTATAATCTTTAACTGGTGGTTTGTATCCTTTTACATTACCAGTCTCAGGTGGGTATGCTTTAAGCAATTGATAGTATACTTCTTCTGCTACTATCTGTCTTATCTGTTCTGCCTTTGCAGTTTCTCTTTTTTCAGGACCACCAGTATAGTTGTCGATGGCAACATTACCACCGACCACCGTACCAGTACCGACTACAACAACTGCTGTACCAGTGGATGCAATCTTTTGTAAGTCCATTAGAATCCGCCAGGAACAGGAAGACCTAGACTAGCACCTTGAGGTGCTGCAGGTGCAGCTGCTTGAGGTGTAGGAAGACCTACATCTCCTGTAAGAGCACCACCACCTAGAGCAGCTCCACCAAGCCCTCCTGTTACTGCTTCAATTGCTTGTTTTTTGATACTATCAATAATAGCATCCTTATTGAGATATACAACCCCAACAGTACCAACGAGGGTGATAGATATAACACCACTTGCAATAGCGATTCCATTTATAATTTTCTGCATGATTTTAAATTTCGTAGGTTTTCTTTTCCTTACTATTAGGATCAACAGCAATAATTTTTAGAGGTGCTTGCTCAATCCTTAAGGTCTGAACAGGTCCGCCACCAGTACCACCATTTCCACCACCATTACCATTCATCTTCATAGTACCGTCACCCTTTTTAGAAGCTGTCTGAATTCCGAAGCTAGCTAAAACTCCTGTAAACACTGAAGCTATAAAAGTCGGATCGATTTTCTGTTGAGGAACGCCAGGTATGGCAACATAATTTAAAGTCAATATTCCACCCGACCAGGCAAGGACCGTAATACGTACAAATGTACTAATGATAGCAGCTTGTTCGTCAGGGTCTGGAAGTATAGCATCCTTTAGTTTTCCTAATGGACCTTTCTTCTTCTCCTGTACCTCTTCTACCTTATCATCTAAAATTTCTTCAGACATATAATTTTAACAACTGGGCCTATTTATACATTTGTAGGTTGCTTTTTCTTACCAATATTATACTTAGACTCTAAAGACCATTCACCCTTTTCTTTATAGGCAATAACTTTTATCTGACTAAGCGGTGCTGCATCTACAATAGAAGATTCTTTAACAACGTTAACTAATCCCCAGTCTGATAATAATTTTATAATTCTATTTCTTCTTTGTAGATCATTATCAGAAAGATTTGCTTTCTTACCATCCAGAGCAAAGAGTTCTTTAAAATGTACTATGTAATACTGTCCTTTTTTATGTAGAATATGACAGGATTGATACAACTTTCTCTCTTTACGAGATGCTACTCCAATTCTAGTTAATGTTTCTCTTACCTTTAAGAAGTCATCGGGTTCTTTCAACCCAACTTCCACCATAGATTCTTTAGTCCATTGGACTTCAACTTCATTCATGTCTTACCCCCTTTATTCAGTTTTTGCTTAATACAATCTAGTTGTTGTGGAGATAAAATACTCAAAGCCTGCTTCGCTTTTTCATTACTATAACCATAGTATTGCTTAACAAGATCAAGATCATCTATCTTTTGTTTTTTACCCCAAGGAGAAAATCTCTTTCGGGGTCGTACGGTATTTATATAAAAATCATACTGCATCTTCTTATCTATATTAGGATACCTATTCATCTCATTTGCAAATGCAATAGTATCCATATGATGTGACAAACATTTGTTTATAACATACGCTGGATAATTCTTTTCCCAACTTGGATCTTCATCCATTAGGTAATCCTTACTGTAATTAATACTATTCAAATAATCCTTAAGAGGATAACGATTATCATATGGCATAGTTAGTTAGAACTAGTTCTTTACGTTCTTGCTGGTTCTTCATATAATCACCAACAGATCTCATAGTATATGTGTGATCGAATTCATTTGGAGTCCATTCCTTAAAACGATCCTTGACTAACTGAGAAGAATTATATGATATCATCATATGAGCAGTGTGTCTATCACATTCTTCAGCAAAAATATCATGATCAAAATACTTATGAAGACCACCTTTCTTACCATATAGGTTATCACCTATTTCATAAGGAGGATCTAGATAAGTAAATACATCTTTCTCATCCGTAGTCATTCTTTCATAAGTTAGATTAGTTATAATCCAGTTCTGTATTATCTTAGAATACTCTGGTAACTTTTCTATGCCTCGTAAACTAAAGTTACTGTCTGAGGCTTGTTTTGAGAAGGAACTTGATTCTGTGAGACCAGAGAAAGAACACTTATTAACAATATAAAAACTAACAGCACGGGTAACGAGACTGGCTCTGGCATCGTTAACCAGTTCTTTACTCTCGATAAAAAGTTCACGTGCTCTATCTGGGGTGGAGTATGTTGTTTTAAATGTTCTGAGCCTGGTCGTAATTTCATCTGCTTCATCCTGTAATTGTTGCCAAAAGTTTACTAATGGTTCGTAAAGATCATTAACCCATATTTCTAAATGGGGATATGTTTTTGTCATGTATAAAGCAACAGATCCACCTCCAAGAAAAGGTTCCCTGTACTCTTTATACTTATTCATATCAGGTAAATATTGTACCATCTTTGTAACAGCACGAGATTTCCCGCCTGGATAACGAAGAGGAGTTTTCAAAGATTTCATTATAAAGAAGTTAATTGTGAAATTGTCATAGGTAAGATACGATACTCTTCTAGTTGTATCCTACGAGTCAAGGATTTAACATTATCATCCCTATGAATAGGAACAATTCCTTGCATTAATATTTTACCAGAATCTAGTTCTTTTGTCACCATATGAACAGTACATCCTGTAATACGATCACCACTTTCCAATGCCTGTTCTACTGCATGTAATCCTTTATACTTAGGAAGTAATGATGGATGAACATTTATAATAGGAGCAGAAAAAGAATCAGGATCTTTAAGAACTCTCATATATCCTGCAAGAATAATAAGATCAACATTCCATGCTTTAAACATTTCTATCATTTGATCTTCATCTTTATGAGCTATCCTCACATGAGGGATACCGTATTTTGCTGCCTTCTTTGCAGCACCACATTCTTTAGTATTGTGTATCATCAACACAACTTCATGCTCTTTCAAATCATAATTTGTAACTAAGTTCTGGAAGTTAGTTCCATTACCAGAACACATAACACCTAATCTCATTGTAGGTACTCCACGATTTTAAGAATGCCATAGGCAGTGAATACTTGGGGAATAATAAATGCTACCATTGCTACTACCCAAAAGACATAGTAATAGTTTTCTTTATTCTGTGTTCTCATAATGGTGGATACTCCTCGCTTGTAACTTTTTCAG